CCCTGCTTTTGTATCAATACACCTTGTTGTCGTGCGGCTTCGTTTGCCCCATCAATGCCTGGTATGTCTGGCATGAACAACTGTAATGCAAAATCCACAACACTGGTGGCAATGTTCACAACAGCCTTTACAACACTCTTAACAACTCCAATTACACTTTTTACAATTTTCTTTACAGGTGAAAAAACCTTACTGAAAATACCCATTAGTTTATCTCCCTGACACTGGTGTTGATCTCAGGTACACTGCTGTGTAGTTGTGCTTCTAATCTAAATTCTAAAGTTTTTGCACCTGCGTCCATTGCCCACTGTGCAAAGTAATCCACAAGATCTTGCATGGCCTCTGCACTGTGGTATTCTGGCTCACAGTACAAACAGGTAATGTAGCCTGTGATTGCTGAATCATTCCAAGGTAAGGTACCCAAGTAGCCTCCAACAAATCCTACCACCTCACCATCTTCCCACCAATTGAGCCAGGTGTAATGATATTGGGCACTGTAGGTTGTAACAGTATCAGTTGCTGAATCTTGGTCATAGTCTTCCAGGTGACCCCAGTACTGTTCTAAGGTGTTCAATGTCTGATCTAAGTCTTGTGGTGTTACTGGTTTAACCTGCATTATTTTCTGCCCCATCTGAATTCTTCTGTGCCAACAAAACCACTTTTGTCAAAAGCCTTGTCTGCAGTTGTGCCTTGAAACAGGTGATTGGAACCTGAATTGGTTTTGCGTCCTGCAATGCGTTCAAAGTCTGCAAACAGGCTTGAACACTCCACGTTTATCTGACAAGTTTTTTGCCCTTCTGATATCTGTGCATTGTATATCTGTCCATCAAACATCAACACAGGTTGACTGTCTACCACAGCGCCAGTGTCCAAGTCCAAGAATGCCTTGTAAACTCGCACACGACTGCCTTCAAAATCATCGTTAACAAATGTATTTACTGTGGTGGTGTTTACGCCACTTAGAAAGATTTCAAACTTGCCGACCTTGATGTCAAAGTCTTCACTGAGTCTTGAGAAACCAATAAAGTCACCTTGTGCAGTGTATTCATTGCCGTCAAACACCAGGTTAAGTCCGCCACTTGCCAAATACAGTGGTGTGCTTAGATCAATCCTCACAAGATCAATTGCAATGAAATGATCCCTGTACATTTCTGTGCGTACACCTGTGCTAAAGGTTTTCATTTACCAAACCTCACGCAGGTCTAATGCAATACTGGTGATACTGCCTGCGTTGTAACTCACATCCACTGTGTCACTATCAATTATGCAGGTAAAAGGCACAGTGTCACGTACAACTTCAACATTGCCTGAGTATACTGAATTTACCAGCATGCCACCAAAGTCTATGTCTGCTTGTCCTGCCGCATTGGCTGTGACTGTGCTGGCTGTTTGATACACCTTGGTGTGATTGTCAAACTTGAAGTAGTCACCTGCACGTAGTATTTCGTCACCTGATGTTAGTCCTGTAACTGTAACACGTGTTGCGCCACTGTTGTAATCTGTTAGCAGTGTTGCAGTCGCTGACTTTTCTGTAGCACGACTTTCACTTATCACAGGCAACACTATTTCAAAACTGTTTAGTTGTCCTGCTGTTCTGTTGATGTATCCTTGTATGGTTTGTGCTTGATCATAGGTTAGACTTGGATATCTAACTGTGAATGTGTAGAAACTGTGTCCAAATCCTGCTCTACGTATCTTGCCACTGTTGGTTTCTGTGGTTATACCTGGTGATACTGTTGAAAAGTCCACTGTGGTAAAACCTGGATTTGTGGGGAATGTTTGTGCTAGATCAGCCATTATCTACGTCCTCTTTCTAGGTTAGCATCAGCAATAATCTGTGTTATCAAACCTCTGCGTTCAGTTAGCAATTGATCAAAGCCTCTGGTGTCATTTGCCACTATAGTAAAGTTCACTTCAGTGGTTCCGCCACTGTTGATATCTGAGTTTCTAGTGATGCCACCGTTGGTGGCTGGTGAGAAGATCTCTGGACCACGCTCACCAACCAGGTAACTACCGCCACCCATAACACCACCACCCAGGGCTCTTCCTGAAAACTGCTGACTTCGGATTGCGGCTACTTGTGCAAAGCCTGTGGCAATGCTGGCTGCCATGGCAATAAAGTTAAATGGTGGTGGATAACTGGCAAGTGCTATGGTTGCCGCTCTGTATGTGTTCATTATGGCCACTGCAATGTTCATGGCTTTTGCCGCTTCAAATGCTTTTCTATTCTGTGCTCCAAGAGCATTGAACACTGTGGCACCTTGTTCTAAGAAGAACTGTGTTTTGTCAAATTCTGTCTTCTTTTCAAATTCTGTTTTGTCACGTGCAATCTTCTTGGCTGTTTCTCTGTTGACTTTGAGTAATTCTACGTCTTTGCCACCAAGTTGAGTACGAATACCATTCATTTCCAACTCACGAGCCAGTTCATCTTCCATTTTTTGGATCTTGTAGTCGTGAATTTCGTCTGCGTACTTGCGATTTATCTGTGCAACCGCACGTCCTGCTTCTTCAGCATTGATTATCTGTTGATCTCTGAGATATTCAATCCTGTCTATCTCAATTTCCTGTTGTTTTTCCAGTGCACCTGCACCTGCACCAATCAGTTCTAAGATTTCTTTCCTCAACTGCTTTTCTTTTTGCAACAACACACCTGTCAACTCACCTGGGTCGCCCTGTGTCTGACTCATAAGTTTGTTAAGTTCTTCAATTTCTCTCTTTTGTGTGGCTATACTACCACCCAATGCATCGCCTGCGGTGAGTCTGGCTGCCGCAAGTTGTGTTTCCAATGCAATCTGTGCCTTGGTTGTTTCTATCAACGTGGTTCTGTCACGCATTTCTTGACCCAACTGTTGCAGTGTTTCTTCTGTGATGTCAGCATAGGCTTTCTTGGCTGCAGACACGGCTTTGATCACAGCCTCTTCTGCCGCAATCTCAACAGCAGTGTTGTTGATCATCTCTAGTCTTTTCTGTTGAAGATCCAACTCTTGTTGAGTAGCCAGCATGGCTGTCTGAATGTATCCTTGTTGCTTTTCTCTATACGCTTTGTCTACCTTGGCATTATTTTCTATTTCTTTTGCGGCTTTTATTGCGGCAATTTGTGTTGCAGAATAACTCTTGTTGTTTTTGGCTGCTTCATCAGCAAAACGCTGTGCTTCTGCTCTGGCTTCTGCGTAGGCCTGTTTCAAATCACTGACTCCGCCTGATGCTCTTTCCAACAGTCCATTGCCTGCTGCCATGATTTTCTGGAATGTGGTTTGTTCTTTGGCAAGGTCATTTGTTTCATCACCTGCTAATTTAGCACCTCCAGCGGCACCTTTTGCGGCCTCACTGAACACATCAAAACTGCCAGCAACTTTGGTAATACCTAATATTACCATGCTGACTCCAAAGATTATTGGATTGCGTTTTATTGCCAGGTTAAACAACACCACGGCCTTGGTTGCCAATATCAGTGCTCCTGCCAACACACTGCCTAGTACACTTGCAATAGCGGCAATCTTAGCACCAATTGATATTGCAATCAATGCAATAAATGCATACGCCAACAGGTCAATGTTGGCAATTACCACCTTGAGTACATCTTTTAAGAATATAAACGCTGTGGTTAAGTCAACACTTAGTTGTCGTACCAACTCTTCATTGTTGGTGATATAGTCTGTGACTTGTCTAGCGGCTTCTGCTATTGCCGCACCAAATCCACCTTGTCCTACAGCGTCTGCGGCAAGGTACAGGCTACCTCTCAGGTTGCTGAGTGCTGTGCCCAGTGTATCTGCTTGTGCGGCTGCCGCACCTGCAAAACGTCCATTTTCTTGACCAAGTGCTGTGAGTTGTTTGGTTAGGTCTGACGCACTGGTTCCTACTGCTACCACATCGTCGCCAATCCTACCTATGAATTTACCGTTTTCCTGTGATACCTTGATACCAAACTCTTTTAATCGTTCAAACTCACCTGTTAAACTGTCTGCAACTGCTTCAGCAAACTGTGCTACGCTCTTTGAGTTGGCAGCCGCAATGTTTGCAAATGCTGTCATTTCGTCATTGCTGGTACCAATACCAAAACGTGTGAACACCACAAATGCTTGTGTTAGGTCACCAATGTCCTGTGGTAAACTGTTGGCTAATTTACCCAGACGTTCCATCTCTGCGTTTGCCAGTCTCTGATCACCAAGGTAGGTGGTTAACTGTGCTCTGAATCCTTCCATCTCAGTGGTGACACTGATGATGCTGCGCACGGCAGCGGCTGTGGCAAAAGCCGCAAGTGCTGTGCTGGCTACTACAAGTGCGTTGCCTACCCTAACAGCAGTCTTTCCTATGCTGCCTAGTCCTTTGCGGGCTAAGGCACTGCTTTTGTGAACACCTGCAAGACCACGTTGGACTTTTGCCAACTTGCTGTTCAGGTCTCTAGCGTCACCTTTTAGTTTAACTGTTACTGTATCTGCCACTGTTGGCTCCTTTTATGCTCTCTTGCTTGCACGTTTGGATTCGTCATATTCCCATTTATAAAATGTTGCCCAACCACGAAATTCCTGTGTGCTCATTTCTGTAATATCTTCTACTGTGCGACCCAGATCCTTTGCCAATCTGTACATGAACATTAGATCTGGGTCCTTTGTTAGTTTTTTTCGATATCTGTTGCCTTTTCTACTGAGTCAATCGCTTCGTTCATTTCACTTACTACTCTAATCAATACTGTTGGGTCAACTTCATTCATAAAGGTAACCTTGTCTGCACTGGTAAACAGGCGCTTGCCTTCTGCGTCTCTGCCTCTGATGATCAAACTTTCTACCAATGCTTCAACAGTTTTGTTTGACCCTGCCAATTCAACCAGTTTGCTTTGTTCTTTGAGTGTGGTTATGGTCTTGAAATAGATATCCATACCCCATTCATCAACTGTAATTTTGCTCATTGCTCCGCCTAATTGACTGCGGAAGTGTCCTGTTGCTGTTTCTAGTATTTTGCTCATTTGACTTTTGTCCTTTTGACTTGTTTGAGTGCAGGTCCTATGATACCACGTCCCTGATTTGCGGCTCGCATCCTTGATGTACCCTTCTCAAGGAAAGGTACATAAGGAACCGAGTTGTCTACTGTGATTTCATTATCACGAGTACGTTTTGTCCATCCACGTCTTGCAGTGCCTGTGCGTACAGGTGTCTTGTCACGAAGTGCTTGACGTACTTCAGTGCCTAAACGGGTTATGACCTTTTCAACAGTGTTGTTCAACTGTTTCATTGTCTGGGGTAAACCTTTTACCTGTAGCAACAGTTTTGCCATAATGGATTAGTTGACGCCTGTGTTGCTGTAACCAATTGCTCCATTGCCTTGGAATGATATTGATGCTTCAACCATTCCGTCCATGCTACTGGTAACACTGTAGCCTGTAACAATGATGCTGTTGGCAAAAATCAACACGTCATTTGCGGCGTCTTCGTCCAAGTATAGTTTTGCGGCTACGCCTGCGGCGCCCACAGTACCATTGGTTGGATTAAACACGTTATCAGCGGCGAACTCTGTGCTGTCAAAATAAATGTCAGCACTGCCTGTGTAACTGCTCATGCCTTTTACATACTGGCGTGATGCATCTTTCATGGTGGTGAATTCAATTGTGTCTGAAGTTACATCTACACTCCAGTTGCGGACTGCGGCCAATGTGTTGCTATCAATAATCACAGATCCGTCGTTGCCTGTTAAAGTTGCCATTACTCATCTCCTTTAGTTAAGTTGTCTGACACGACTTGTGTGTCACTTTGTTTTATTCCTGGTGACACAGGATTCGCAGAGAATGATTCCACTGCTACCTCTTTG